AAACTAACGTGATGACTATTCCAGTGAATCCAGAAGCAGGTACTGCTACTTGGGTTGCTAACAGCAACTTCGGTGCTGCTCCAGGTACATTGGGTGCTGCTGGTGCTTCTGCTGGTGGAAATGCTACACACGCTATCAAAGAAATCACTTTGAACGCTTATAAAGTTGCTACTAACGAGTATACAGCTTACGAAGAAGAAGAAGACGCATTGTTGGCTTTGATGCCAATCATCCGTGACGGTATGATTCGTCGTGTTGCTCGCGCTGTTGATGCAGCCTTCTTGTTAGGTGCTGGCGATGCTACAGTTCCTGTTAAGGGATTGGCTAACTGGGCTTCCAACACTACTGCCACTGGTAACACTGTTACTGCTGGTATGACAGTTGCTAAGATGCGCACTTTGCGTCAAGGTTTGGGCACTTGGGGTCTCGACCCACAAGAAGTGGTTTATATCGTTAATACCGATGTTTATTACCAGTTGCTCGAAGACACAGTCTTCCAGACAATGAACCAAGTTGGTACACAAGCTACATTGCTGACTGGTCAAATCGGTCAAATCGGTGGAAGCCCTGTGTTAGTGTCTGGTGAGTTTGCTACTCCAGGTACAGGCGTTGCTGGTGCAATCTGCTTGAACCCAGGTAACTTCATCGTTGGTAACCAGCGTGGTCTGCGTATCGACACACAAGAGTTGGTGGAAACACAGCGTCGCGTTATGGTGGCTAGCCTCCGTACCGGTATGACACGTGTTACAAGTAACTACGGTAACGCAGTTACAGCACACAAGTATACAGCAACCTAATCGGTTAATGTATTGTAACAAGACCCTTTCGAGGGTCTTGTTTTATAAAGGCATCACGAGTGCTTTTATAAAACAAGTGAGGTGTACATGGCAACAAATTTAGTAACAAAAGCAGAGTACAAAGCCTACTTGGGAATTTCAAGTACAAACTCTGATACAGAAATTGATTTTTTAATACCAAAAGTAAGTGACTTAGTAAAAACTTATTGTCGCAGAACTTTCATAGATTACTATGACGAATCAAAAACAGAAATCTTTGATGGTGGTTTTAAAGAAATTTATTTAAAAGAAACTCCAGTAGTAAATATTACATCTGTAGCAACAAGTGCAGACTATGGTAAAACTTATACTGCTCTAACAAAGTTTACAGATTGGGTACAAAAAAGCGATTCAGTTATTAGTCTTGCTCCTAATGGTTTTCCAGAATTAATCAATGGTTATAAAGTAGTTTATTTTGCAGGATATGAAGTAGTACCTGGAGATTTAAAACTAGCGGTATTAGACTTAGTAGAATACTATTCTAAAAATAATGGTGCAGTTCATACTAATAGAGATATTAATCCCAATACTACACAAATTAACTATGTAAGTACTAGTAATTTACCAGCACACATTAAACGTGTATTGGATCAATATATGGCGGACTTTACATAATGGCATTTTATACAGCGGATTGGTTTAAACAACTTGCTCGAGAAGATCACAAGTTCATACAAGAATACATTAGTAAAAAAGATAATGATATTCGAAGCTACATTGATAGCACATTACCATTTACTCTGTATCTAGACATTGGCAGTATTAGAAAAAATATTTTACAGCCAGAAGCAAAAGCTATTCAAGATTTAACACAGTTATTAAATCTTAAAAATCCTGATATGCTTATTCAAGAGTTGGATAAGGCTTATCAAAAAACAATTAATGAATATATAGATGAAGTTCCTTCTATAACGTCTAAAGAATTGCAAGAAACTCTTGAAAAATTAAATAAAAGTATTCAAGAAGATAATGGCAAAATTAAAGCCACTATACAGCAATTATTTAAAAAGACTGTTACTATAAAAGAACTATCAAAGAAAAATAAAACTGTATTGATACTTTCTCCTAAATTTACTACTATACAAAGTAAATTTGGTGGTAGAGTAAAAGCTAATTTTGATTATGGTGCTTTTTCAGACCTTATTGACGACACATTAGGAAATAGTCCTAGAAATATTCTTAAGGCATACTTAGATAAAAACTTTAGTGTACTACAAAATTTAGGTCACGTTGAAATTGATATTATAAGTTCAAAAGAAGGCTCATCAGAAGTTAAACGTGGATTAGTTAGTCCTAGGTTATTACAAGCATTACTAGAATGGCCCAAAGATGCCAAAGTAGACAGATTAGTAAGAACCTTTAGTAAAGAAACAGGCCAAGCCGAAACTAGGATTATTGTTAGAAAGAAATTTAACAATACTAAACTGGTTCTGGAAATGTTGATTGAGTCTGGGCTGATGGTAGGGTCTTTAGAGTCCCAAGCTGAAAACTTATTAAAAGCTCCAAAAGAAGCCAAGTTTGGCATAGGCAAAGCACTTACTGCAAGACTAAGACAAAATAAGTCTTTGTTATTAGATTTAGTAACATCAAAAAGTTTACGACAGTATTTACAAGAAAATCTTAAGTCACACTTAACAACTGGAAAATCTTCAGGAAATTACGCTAGTAATACTACTATTGTACAAAAAACTAAAGTAAGTAGATCAAGAACTAAAGTACAGCTACCAACTACAAAAGAAGTTATAGCTAATGTACCAAAACTTTCTGGTTCTAACCAATCAGCAACCAATTTAACAAGTTTAGAAAATTTACTTAAATCTGCTATTGCTGATACCATAAAGAAAAATATGGGCAAAGGTAATCGTAGAGATATTTTAAACTTGCGTAGTGGAAGATTTGCAGAAAGTGTAAAAATTGAAAGTGTTTCAAGAGGTAGATCTGGAATGTTATCCGTATACTACAACTATATGAAATACCCATACGCTACTTTTAGTGCTGGTGGCAGACAGAGTAACCCTAGGACTAGAGATCCTAAATTATTAATTTCTGGCTCTATTCGTGAAATTGCACAAAAGAGTGTATCTGATAGAATGAGGGCCGTATTAGTATGAGCAAAAGAACACATATATTAAAGGCTTTGGCTGAAAAATTTAAATTAATTGATGGTACTGGAATTTACCAAACAGATATAAGTAATAATAGTTATCCTAAATTAAAGTTCTGGGACGAAGTACAAGACTTTCCATGTGTTTACCTTACTCCTGGCACAGAAACAAGAGATTACCATCCAAGTGGATTTTCATGGGCATATTTACTAGTTTGTGTAAAGTGTTATGTAAAAAGCGAAGACCAAACTCAGGAACAACTAGAATTATTACTAGAAGATGTAGAGAAATGCGTAGATGCAAATCGCGTATTAGTCTATGACCAAGATAATAACTTGGAAACGACTGAAATTTTAGTTCAGTCTATTACTACTGATGAGGGGCTTCTAACTCCTTACGGAGTAGGCGAAATATACTTACAAGTGCGATATGCACGAAATTAATTACAACGTATAAGTACAGATAAATGTCTAGTCGCAATACTTTGTAGTTATTTAACATAAAAAAAGGAATAACTATGGCAGTTAATTTAATTCGTAATAGTAGAGTCTTCTTTACTACAAACGTAGACAGTCAAGGACGCATTCGTGCAGGTGCCTATAAAGACGAAGCAATCCCATTTTCAACTTCTAATACTTGGGAAATTCAAGTGTTGGAAGGTATGAGTTTCAGTCAAAACACAACAGTTGATACCGTAACACTTAACGAAGCAGGAACAGCCCCAGCCCGTGGTCAGCGTAGTTTTAATACTGCTTTAGAGCCACTCGATTTTAGCTTTTCAACTTATTTACGCCCATATTTAAACTCTACCACAGTTACTTGTGAAGAAAAAGTTTTGTGGAACGCTTTTGGTGGAGCAATTGCACTTGGTACAGCTAATGCAGCTTGGGCCGATGGTACATCACCTAACCCTGGAATTTTTTCAGTAACTAACTCCAACAAACACCAATTACAAGCTTTTGGTTTGATCGTTGTGTTTGATGACTTAGCATATGCTTTAGATAATTGCGCTTTAGATACAGCTACTATTGACTTTGGTATCGATGCTATCGCTTCAATTCAGTGGGCTGGTAAAGGTAGTTTGATTCGTCAGGTTGCTATTGCTGCCAGCCAAGCTAGTCCAGTTGTATTTACTGGTGCTGATGTTGGTGCTGTAGGCACAGAAGAAGCAAATCCAAAAAATACTGCTGCTAAGTACATTACTAACAAGTTAAGTACATTATTAGTTAACAACGATATTGGTGATTTTATTGGTACTGACTTCAATGTACCTATTACTGGTGGTTCTATCACTATGAGTAATAACCTTACTTATTTAACTCCAGCTAACTTAGGTGTGGTTAATTTACCTATTACCTATTTTACAGGTACTCGTAGTATTACTGGTACATTAACTGCATACTTACGTAGTGGCAGTGCCAATACTGGTGGATTGTTAAGCGGTTTGTTGGCTAGTGCTGCTACCGAAATTAATCCAAGCTATGCAATTGTTGTTCAAATGGGTGGCGGTGCAAACGGAACTCGAGTAGATATCAAACTACCAGCAGCTATGTTGCAAATCCCAACAGTTAACACAGAACAAGTTATTAGTACTACTTTGACACTCACTGGTCAAGGTTCTACAGGAACTGGTAGTGCTGGCGTATTTGATATTGACCAAGCTAACGAAGTTACTGTAAACTACTACGCAACAGCTTAAGCTGTAACGTTAACAGCAGGTGCTGGGCTGATCTCCAGCACCTATTTTTTAAATCCTATATAGAATAAAAATCAAGGAATATTATGGCACAGGAAATTAGCCTAAAGTCATTACTAGTACCATCAAAAACAGTAGAAGTTGAATATCCAGGGTCTCCTGATTTCAAAATTACTATTGGTTATATGAGTCGTGAGACATTAATCGGACTACGTAAAAAATCTACAAAAAATACCTTTAAAGGTAAAGCAGTTCAAGATGAATTTAACGAAGATCTATTTTTAGAACTTTATGTTGATGCAGCTATAAAAGGCTGGAAAGGCTTAAAATTTAGTTATGTAGATTTGTTAGTACCTGTTGATGTTTCTGGTTTTGATCCAAAAGATGAACTAGGTTATAGCAAAGATAATGCTCTCATGCTTATGAAAAACAGCTCACAGTTTGATAACTTTATTAGTGAGCAGGTGAATGATTTAGCAAATTTTACGACGAACAGTTAATTACTGTTAGAAAACAGATAGTTAACTATCAACAAAATAGTGCTGTTGGAATGACCAAAGAACAGTACTTCGATTTGTGCGAACAAATGGGAAGTGAACCTATAGATGAAGAAATTCCTATAGATTTAGATGATTTTCCTATCGAAGTACAAGA